TTGCATAGCGTTTTCAGCGCGTTAGCTGCTCCGATCCACTCGTGCACAGGCACGGCTTCTTTGAAAATCCAATGTGCATGCAGGCCGTTACCTGAATCCACAATCGTAGGTCTTGGCAGATCTGTGTCTAAACAGAAATCTTTCAGTGCAGCGATGCCCGCAGTTTTGTCGGCGTATGACTTCGTCGGGCCACAATCGATGTCAACGTACAGTTCTCTCTTTGCTACAGCGTTTTCTGATACCGCGCTCTGTCCTGCTCCGAACCCTGCTGTGACGTAGTAAACATCAAAGCCTTCCTTCGGATTCGCCACGGCCTCCGCCATGCTGGCGACGGAGTCGTAGAACTTATTGAACGCTGAACCAGATGCTTTGTTGATGTGCCTAAGAGAGTACCGTGTTCCTTCTGGAAGAATGCCTTCTAAGAATCCAAGATGAGACATGGTGACGAGGGGGTGACCACAGGCGCAGGACCGTGGTGCGGTGGGGGGACGGCTGATCAGGCCGGAGGGAGGAGCCGACGATAGTACGTCAGCACCTTGTCGCGCAAGTGTTTTCCGACCTCGTGTTTACCCGAGAACCACCGATAGACGGCAGCCTTGGAAACGTCGAGGTCTTGGCAGACTTGTGAGACAGGGTGCTGGAGGTAGATGCACAGGCGTCCGAGTTGGACACCCAGCAGCGTCGGGTCCGCATCCGCGTTCAGCCGAATGATCTTGGCTGTGTAGGTCATATGGCAAAGCGGGGGCCGTAGCCCCCGTCCCTACTCAGTCGTCCGCGTCATCACCCCAGTCGGACAGGATGGACTTGACATTCGGCGGTGCCGGTGTCTTCGTCTCCCGCACCACGGGCTCCTCGACCTCCTCAACCACCTTGGCCTTGGCCTTGGGCTTGTCCACCTTGAACTCAGCGGCAGGTGCCGGAGCCGCAGCGCGTGGCTGGATGAACACCGGGGATTCCGCAGGTGCTGCGGGGGCCTCTTCCACACCATCGATGTCAGCAATGGTCATGGTCACTGCGTCGATCGCAGCCTGCTCATCCATGCGCGACTGCACCAGCTTCCACTCATCTTCCTCCAGAGGACGCACAGCGCTGAACACCAGCTTCATCGGGCCGGTCGTGTCGAAGCGCATCTCAGTCACCACAGCGTTGACCTCGATACCGTGACCACCGAGGAACCGTGCGTACTGTTGCAGGCCCATCTTGCGCCCCTCGCCCTGCGCGAACAGGCTGGATGCGTTGATGTTCATGGCGTAGATATCACCTTGAATATCAGAGGACAGCAGCACTGCCAGACGACGGCTGTAACGGCACGCCTTGGAGTCACCCTGACCAGAGCCCTTGATGTCCTGCGGGCAGCCCGTGCAGGACTTGTGCTGCGGGTTCTGCACCTTATCGTGCGGCTTGACGCTGTCGTCGGACCAGCACTTCGGACGGGCCTTGACGCCCTTCTCGTACTGCCCGCCGTAGTAGGTGCGGGAGTTGCCTTCAGCAGCACGGACGATGATCATCTGCATGGCACGGTCTTCGTTGACCGCAACCTCCTTACCACCGACCAGCATGCGGAAGACACTGCCTTCAACGCTGATGCGCTTGCTGCTGCCGCCACCCATCAGGGACTTGGTCAGCCCGCTGAGTTCACCGCGACGAAGATGCGCAGGAAGAGCGCTGCCAGATTGGAAAAGTGTGAGTTCAGACATGATTTAAGACCTCCTTACGGTCACTGTGTACTTCGATTCGACGTTCATACCCTTAGGCATTTTGTCAGGATTGGTTTTCAAGAATTCCCCCATAGCGCGTTGTGCTATGCGTCGTTCAAGCAGTTCTAGTGCGTTGTTCTCCTTGATGAAGTTGTGCATAGACTCCCAGTCGGAAGTCCAGTAGCGTGTGTCCACGCCGCGAATGACCACGCCAACACCAGGGATGCTGACGTTGCCGCCTGCGCGTTTGCAGGCTTCCTGCAGGTAGTTTTCAACCACCCGCATTTGCTCTTTGAGGTCCTTGTCCTTCGCCTCAAACTCTGCGCTCAGTGCCGTGCGGGCATCGCGCATCTTGATGTACGCCTTGACCAGAGTCTTGGTTGGCGGCAGTTCTTCTTGCTCGTCCATGTTGTGCTCCTAGTGAGGGAAACCAGAGTTTACTTCGCAACTTTTCAAACGTCAAGCTCCTCCTTGTACAAATTGAGAAGGGAGTCCATGTCTTCGGTCTTCAGGTCCAGGGCAGAGTAGAGCTTGCGCTCGACGTTGCAGCCGCAAAGCCTGACCACGAGACAGGGGTTCTTCTGGCCTGCACGGTGCACCCGTGCATTGGCTTGATGCCAGATCTCGTTTGAGGTGGTGGGACCCCACCACACCACTGTGTTGGCAGCGTGCAGGGTGACGCCATGCGATGCAGCCGCAGGCTGTATGAGGAGGATGCGCGGCTCGGGCTCGGTCTGGAACGCTTGGAAGATCTCTGTGCGGCGGGTCACTGAGACACCCCCGTGAATCACCTCCACTGCGTACCCATCCTTGCGCAGCCTGTCGCGCAGAACCTCGATGGCATGGCGGAACGGGACGAAGACCAGCACCTTGTGGGTGCTTTCATCGATGGCTTCCACCAGCACGTTGTACCGATGCGTGATGTCGAACTCGACGGTGTTGCCGTCGTCTGTATACACCGCGCCACTTGCCACTTGAAGAAGTTTATTCAGGTTGGTCGCTGCGTTGACCGAGGTGACCGTCTCCCCTGCCGCTGCCATGATGAACTGATCTTTGAGCATCTTGTAGTACTTCGACTGCTGCGGGGTCAGGTCTACCTCACGTGTCGTGTACAGAAGCTCAGGCAGGTCCAGGCACTCATCCTTGGTGTAACGTATGGCGGGTTGCAGCACCTTGTTGACGATCTCTGCTGCGTTTTTCTTTGCACTCCATTTGAATTGCGTTGCCTTGTACATGACTGTATCCCTGAAGGAATAGAAGTACGGAGGCACGGAGGAAGGGTTCAACATACGGGCCAAACCGTATGCGTCTGTCGGGGACTGAGATGCTGGTGTCCCTGTTGCCATCCACAGCCATGTGTTGGGAGTCAGTAATGAGTTGATCGCTTTCCATCTTTTCGTCGTAGCGGTCTTCACCGCATTTGCTTCATCAATAATCACAAGGTCAAACCCACCTGCCCTGAGTTCATCGAGCACCGTCTCCACACCATCGAAGTTGATGATGACAAACTCAGCGTCGGACTTGATCACCTTGGCCCGCTTGTCCCGACTGCCGTGGGCCACATCCACCCTGCGGTGCATCAGCGTCTTGAACAGGTCTGCCCTCCACGCCGAGTTCATGATCGACAGCGGGCAGATCACCAGCACACGGCTGATGTACTTCTTGTCCAGCAGGTAGTCGGCAGCCCAGGCGAAGGATGCTGTCTTGCCCGTGCCCGGGTCGTTGAAGCAGAACGCTCTGCGGTGCAGGGTGAGGAAGGACGCAGTGTCTTTCTGGTGTTCGAAGGGCTTGAACACCCCAGGCCATTTGTACCTGCGCTCGATGGGGGAAGGCACCGACCGAACACCGAGGTTCTTCAGCACCTGAGCTTCCTCAAGTCCCCACCGCACCAGCACCTGCCCGTCATCCAGGCGTTTGCTTTTCGGGATGGTGTTCAGTACCCGTTCAGGGTGCTTGAGTTTGAGCAGCAGAGCTTTGTTTTCAACGATTTCCATATCACTTCAGCGTGAACTTGGCTTCTTCTTGCATCTTCAGCAGGCGCAAGGTCTGTGTCTTGGCGTCGTCAAGCGCATGGTGTCCGGTGCCTACTCGCTCCACGCGGGTCTTCAGGAACATATTGGCAATGGTGCGATAGCACCTGTCGTTCCAGTAGTGCCAAGGCACGTCCATCTTCATGGCCCGGTACGCCGCAGCCACCAGCGTGTTGTCAAAGTTCGCTCCGTTACCCCACACCAGCACGCTGTCCAGCGGGGGCATCCACATCGTCAGCTTGGTGAGCGCTACGTTGAGGCTCATCTCACCCTTGAACGCAGCGGCGCGGGCCTCGGGAGATTGCTTCTCCCACCACTCCAACGTGCTCTTCTGCGCACGCAAACCCGCAGCCTTGCTGGTTTCTGGATCGATGGTTACATAGAACTCTTCAGTGATACCTTCTTCGGCTGTGAATTTCACAGCACCGATTGACAAGATCGTATCCCCTGGGCGGGTTCCAAGCGTCTCAATGTCTATCATGACGTTCTTCATTTGTGTCATTTTTATCACCTAGTGCAGATGGCAGAACGGCTCGATAGGGAGATCCCATCGAGCCACGAGTCCCGGTCGAGCCGGGGGAACAAGCATAGCCCCAGCGGGGCTACACGTCAACGCCCGCCTGAGCGCGGGCCTTTGAAATTCTTTGCGCTGTTTGCGCTGAAGCTCTTGAGCTTCACGTTACCCGGGGTGCTCTTGCCCCCGTCCTTGATCGGTGTCACATGATCAAGGGCTTTTCCCTTTCGAGAATCCTTACCGTGTTCCTTGTCCCAGGCACGGCGTGCACGCTGTCGCTCGGACTGCTTTGCTCTGCCTCCTTTTGCGAGGAAGTCAGCGTACTCTTTACGATGGTCCCTATCGTCGGGGTCTTTGTAGGGCATGTTTGCTCTCCAAAATCAAGTTCTAACTGCACCCATTTACTCATTTGTTCACTCCGTTGTGTGGGCAAGATACTACCACGCAGTGTTTTTTACAGAGTCCTGATGGGTTTGGGTTCCACACCCCGGTCTTGTACGCGGTCTCCAGGCGGTGGATGTCCTGCATCCATGTGCGCCAGTAGTTCTTCTCCTGAGTCTTGTCGTACTCGGCCCGCTTGAAGTCATTCGCCACAACGAAGAGCAGCCCTGCCTTGACCCGGCGCACTGCAGGAAAGTGCTTGAAGACCATCAGCGCCATGAGTTCCAACTGCGCGGTGTCCGCGTACTTGGCTGACTTGCCGGTCTTGTAGTCCACCACCCGGGCGATGCCTGTCTCCTCGTTGACGATGAGCAGGTCTGCCACACCCCGGCACCATACCGCAGGGGCGTCGAATGCGCAAGGCTCCAGGGCCTGCGTCAGGCCCATCTTGTACTCGCAGTGCTTGACACC